ATTACCCCAAATTCGGTAATAACCAGCTTTACCAGCGGGAACAGTCAATCGGCTATTATTTGTTGAAGTATCGTGAAAAGTAGAAGTGTCATAAGTTTCACTATTCAATCCAACTGCGGTTGCTGTGCTGTCGGGTATTGACAAGGCTGCTGAAGGAAATGCCATAACACCCGTAAATCCTGATGATCCACCGACGGCAGTCCATGCTGAACCTGAATAGTATTGAACGGCATCTGTGTCTTTTAAATAACACATATTGCCTTCTTGTGGGCTAGTTACCGCTGCATCGCGAGCCGCTGCACTAGCAAATACCCACACGCCTTGCATTAAATAGCCATTTGTATCGGCGGCCGTTAATACGTCACCGGTTACAAACGTTTTAAATCCTAGTCCTGCTCCCATTTTCTTATCTCCTTAATAGCTCAATACGGATGTATCAAGTACGCCGTATTGGGTTGAGTTCAATATAAACCCGTCTATCACGGGTTCAAGTGTAGTAAAGGTAGTGCGCCATTTATTGGGTGTAACGCTATGTGCCACGCCAAATATTTGTAAGGTTTTAGTAAGGGTAGATGCACCAGGCTGGTTTGTAGTAATAGTTACAGGATCAAAGAAATCCAAGTCTAGGGCTGCAATTATGCCTGTGTTGTAATTATCGGTGTAGAGGTCTAGCTCGATCGCATCGCATCTAACGCTGGTTTCTGCACGGCTGGCAACGTAGGCACGGGCATAGTCCAGGGCTACTGCATCGGTCTGCATAAGTAGGTTTTGAATATTGTAAGTATGAGCAAAATATTTAGCCACACTAGCTGCATTGGTAGCGTTTTGGACTGTGCCACCTGTACGGGTCACGTTAGCTTGGTTAAATACTAGGGTGTCATCTAATCGCCAAACGGCATTAAAATACCCAATATCTGTGCCGTTATCGTTAAACACGGTAGGCGTGCCTGCGATGCTGGCCGTAGTAACGTTACGATCCTGAAATACGAAAGATCCAGATGCATCAACGTAAAACGCACCGTACTCACTATTTGTAACGGTTTGTAATGCGGCTAGGGCAGTACGGGCTGTACCAGGATCTGCCTGCATAGTGGTTAAGCCTGCATCCACGTCACGCATAGATGCTGGCCATGAAATCTCATCAAGTATCTCGTTAATGCGTGTACCACTAAGGTCGCCAGCGGTTGCACCTGTAACGGTACTGATCTGGGCATTTTGAGCCAGCCTTAGGGCATCCACAGCCTGGATGACTGTATAAACTACATCGGTAGCATTTTTAGGCGTACTGGTCGTATAGCTGGTAATAAATCCCGAAAACATGGGATACGTGACACCGCTATAGGTAGCCGATATAGACACCTTACGCATTGGATTAAGTAAACCCGCGTATGGAGAATTTGGGTTCTGGCTGTTGAAGTCACCATTTTGATCCACGATGCGTAAAGTCATTGTGCCAGTCTGGAACTCATCCGCTTGAGGATTACGGCCGCGCTTAATGTTTACGCTATCTACTACATCGCTTACATCTACAATAATTGCAGCTGAATCAGCAAGGATGTTAGTACCTAGTATGCCTTCTCCTATTATAAAAGCTTGGGCGAAACTAGGGCCAGTAGAAAAGTTAATGACCGCGTTAATTACTGGGACTGTCATTATCCGGCATCCACTAAGAATCCAGCAGCTGTGCGTGGCAAACCTTGCCTATTAGCATTTAGTAATGCATCGTTTACCTTTTCGGTAAAGTCATCACCATCTAATACGTTGCCTTCGATATTAATAGTAATAGATGGCGTTTGCATACCGTAACCAGGGCCACCGACTGAAGGGCCATACGGGTTAAACATTGACGATGAACCTGTAGCCGACTGCCCAGGCGTTACGTTTATTGCAGCTGCAGCCAAGGCATCTACTGTAGTTTGCGACTGCGTAACCGATGTGGCGGCAGCTTCAGCAGCAGCAGCGGCATCAGCTGCGGCATTTTCTACCTTGGTTAAAATGTCCGATATAGTGTCATCATCTGCAAAAATTTCACTGGTTAACGCAGGATCTTTTTCGATTGCTGCTAATGCAACAGCAGCTTCTACCGCTGCTACTTTCATATCATAATTACGGTCTTTGTTTTGGTTTGGATTGAAATTTACTCCAGGAACTAAGCCAGGAACATCGGCTAGGCCAAGTCCTAATTTACCAAGTTCTGCCAATGCTAAAGATAAACTGCCTGCCCATGTAGCAAACGGATCTTTAGCCTCACCAATTTTTAAAAGATCAGCAGCAATTTTGGCATTTTTTGCCTGAATATCCTCTAACTTTTTTTGCAAGGCTTCGGCTTTATCTACGTTGCCATCCTCAATAGCCTGCATAAGTAATAAACGAGTACGTTCCTCATCGCTTATTTTGCCTTTTAATGCAGCGGCTATTTGGATTTTTTGTATTTCAAATACAGCAGCCGCTTTATCAAGTTTAGCTTTATTAGCAGCTGCTAGTTTATCAGTTCTTGTTTTTGCGGCTGCTAAAGCTTTAATTCTTGCTAATTCATCAGCGCGAGCTTTAGCAGCATCAGCGGCTGCTTTTTTATCAGCAATTATTTTACGCTTTTGAGATGGAGTCATGCCAGCAGCGGCTTCTTCTCTAGTAAGAATTGTGTCCTTAGTTGGGTTTACTGCCGCGCCCATAATCCATTTATTTTTAAGGGCGTTTCTTATACGTTTATCCTCTAATTTATAAATTTCACTTAATTGATCTTTATAGGCTTTTTGCGCCAAAATCGCTAAAGGATTTAAGGTAAATGGCATAGGTGCATTTTTTCCAACACCTTCAAAACCAAAGCCAGGTATGCTACCGATCGTTTTAATTAAATCACCGATGCCACTTATTAGGTAACCAATACCTTCACCAGCAGCTAAAATGTCATCTGTCAAACCCTGCATATCTTTGTTGTTGCCAATTTTCATCAAAGCATCAATTAAGCCTTTACCTATTGATTCTTGTGCTTCACCAGCAGCGTTTTTAATAATATTTATCTTGCCAGCATAAGTATCAGCAGCGGCTGCGGCTTGGCCTTTAAAAGTCTTTGTAAGTTTTTCTAGCAGCTGATCGAAACTCATTGTAGATAATTCAGCCTGTGTTATGCCTAAATTAAATTGTTTTAAACCTTTAACATTTCCAACCATGGCTTGCGATAAAGTTCCGGCAACACTTACAACATCTCCAAAACCTGCCGCAGATATATCTAAAGCTAAACCCATTAATTTTTGGGATGCAGCTACATCTAAATTAGTCTGCAATAGTTTCTGCATAGCTGGGCGTAGTTGGTCATCTGCCACACCTGTAGATAATGACATCTTTGTAATAAAATCCTCGATGCCTACATTGGCAAAACCTAAACTTAGATTTTTTAAAGTTTGAGTTAACGCAGCGGCGGACTTTTCATCCTCTGCAAAAGCTTTAACCGATGCTCTACCAAAACGCACTACAGCTGCAGTACCAAATGCTAAGCCTAATGAACCAGCTAATTTTTTAACACTTTTTGTTAAATTAACTGTAGATTTGTCCGCTTTATCAAAGGCTTTTTTCCCTGTGTATTCGGCGGCAATATCAATTACTACTGATGGATTGGCCATTATCTATACCCCACAGCCGCATTAAATTTATCTCTGGATACTTCAATAGCCTTAATAACCGCTGCCTTAGTCTTGCCACCATCCTCAGCCCATGCGCGAAAAATTGCACGGCCTTTCATTTTGCGAGATCTACGGCCTGCACCTGTTTGTAGTCCAGCATCTTTGATTATGCTGTATTGGTTAATAGCCTGTATAAACATATTGCCAGCAGCAGGGTTATTACTTCGACCATACTTAGTTTTATCTGTACTTGTTTCATAAGACCAAGTTTCTGTACTATCACGTCTTTTAATAGTTCCAGATACGGTTTTCTTTTTTAATTGCTCACGGCCATTAGGATGCGTGCGGCCTGCAGTTTCATATAACGCACCCGATGCGGATAAATTATGAATACGCGATAAGCTACGCCACCCCTGTGTATTAGGTTTGCTAGGTGTGGTTTTATAACCTACGCCACCTTTAGCACTTCCACCAATGTATTCGGGAAACGTGCCAGTTATAGGTGGTTTACCCCAGCCAGATAGCGGTGCTTGGCGCGGTATGAAACCTTTAGCCTTGATTGTAATTGGTTTTAATAATGCAGCCATTTCCTTTTGCGTTTCTTTCGCTAAATCAGGTGCAAACTCTTTTAAGGCTTTACGAAGTTCAATGCCGCCTTTTACCGCTACTGGCATTTCTGATCTCCTTATTTCGATCTTTCATCGCTTGTATTAAAGCCTTAAACATCCTGCTATCTAGTTCAAGTAAATCATTAGGCGCGATACCCGTTTCCAAACTGATCCGTGCAACCAAGTAAGTAAACGAGTCGCGCGCTATAGTTCCGGGTCGTCATCTAACACTTCCACCTTGGCCAGCATCTCAACGAAATCTGCACCAAATAATGGAATTGTTACAGCTGCACGCTTTAGGCACTCATAAGCCAACCAAAAAACATCACTTTGTTTTTCGTCGTCACGAAACGCTTTATGAAAACCTTTACCTTTGTACGCTTCAAAGGCAAACTCAATAGCTGGGGTTATCTGGTGTTCAGTAACCTCGCCTGTTGCCCTTGTTATTCTGAGTTTTGCCATTTGTTTGCCCTTTCGTAGTTAGGTTAGAACGCAACCGTAGGTGATACGGTTACAACAGAATTTACGGTAAATGAAAGGCTAGATGCCGCTTCATCGCCCACGCCGCCGTTACCGACAGGTGTTAGGTTATTTACTAGGATGCTAAATTGATATGAAGGGTTAGCAGCTGATACGGCAGTACCTTTTACGGTAATCATTGAAACAGCAAGTGTTTGACCAGCTGCTGCGTTTAATGTCTGCATAACCTGAGATGCATCCCAGTCATTAAAAAAGTCGATTGTAAAAGTTGCAGCTTGCAAACCCGCCACGTAACGATGGGAAAGATCACCCATGCTGGTGACCTCAAGCTCGTCAAATGTCTGCGTTAAAGTTACTGCCGATACCAGGCTAGTAATTTCGATGCTTGGTACTGTTGGCGCGGCCGCTGTGGCAAGTTTTACGCCAACCTTATTATTTAAATAAATTGCCATTTTGTTTATTCCTCGTCTGTTTTAGTAGTGGCTTTAGATGGTGCTGCGTTTTCTTTTACTTGGCCAATTTTAATAAGCCAAGCTAGATCGGATTCGTTACTCATGGTTTAACTCCAGCTCGTTAGTATGGATATATTAAATTCGGCTGTTAATAGATCGCCGCTATCTGCATTTAATACGCCGGGCGCGCTAACGCTAGTTATATTAAATACAAGATTAGATGCAGCTAGTTTTGTATAAGCTGCAACGATAAAATCCTCAATGCCCTGCAGGTTTC